ATATTATTCTGACTAAAGACATAGCGTCAACAGCGTGGGCAAACAGCACAAACCAAACATACGTTTGGGGCCAATTAACTTTTGATATTCAATAAAAGCGGTGCATACGGCTAAAGTAATTGCGGCTTACATTAAGGAAAAAACATGAGCGTAAATCTTTCAGCATTTGGTGGTGTCGGCTGGCAATTCTTCGACAACAACGGCGTGCCGCTGGCCGGTGGTCTGATCTATACCTACGAAGCAGGCACCACGACACCACAAGCCACCTACACGACCAGCGCGGGAACGATAGCGCACACCAATCCAATTGTGCTGAACTCCGCAGGCCGAGTGCCTGGTGGTGAGATTTGGTTGCTTCTTACCAACTACAAGTTTGTTTTGCAAACCTCGGCGGCGGTGTTGATTGCAACTTACGACAACATCACCAGCGGATCAATTCCCGCGATTGCCAACTTTACTGGTGACGGCGCCACAGTTAGTTTTAACTTGGGCAACGCAACCAACGAGAACACCACAAACGTCTACATCAACGGCGTTTACCAGCAGAAAAACACCTATTCAATGAGTGGGTCAAATTTGGTGTTTTCAGAAGCGCCCCCGAATACATCTTCAATTGAAGTCAGCTTTACTTAGCAGGAGTCAGCCATGACCGTAACCGTAAAAGTTCTTGTCCCCGCCAAGACCGCAGAGGCCAGCCAAACAACGCAATATACAGCCACCAACGTCACCACAATCATTGACAAGTTCACGGCGACCAACTACAGCGCAACGGCTGCGACCTTGAGTGTGAATCTGGTCACTGCTGCTGACACGGCTGGCAATCAGAACTTGATTACCAAGACCAAGACACTTGCCGCCAGCGAGGTATATACTTTTCCTGAGATTGTCGGCCAGGTGCTGATGGCAAGCGGGTTTATCTCCACCATCGCAGGCACCGCAACGGCGATCAACATTCGCGCTTCAGGGCGGGAGGTTAGCTAGTGGATTTGAATTCTACAACTAGTGCCGCAGACCATAGGGATTTCAACTTGTTTTTAGTTGAGGCAAATCTTTTGCCTGAAACTGTCCGGCAAATATCGGAGTTCACCGCCGATGTTTTATTTTTGGCTGACGCGCCTGTAAACGTGGCCGCGTCTGTTATTGAAGGCAAAGGGTTGTTCCTGACTGAGCCTAAACGTAAGGGCGAACTGATATGCCCCGCCCGAGTATCCGGTCGTCGGACGCAAGCTGGCAGGTATACAAACCATTCCGCCACGCCTAACGCAACCATGATCCTGCTCAACAACGGCGATCTGAATCTGGTCGCGGTTGCAGATATTAACGCCGACCAAGAAATCACAATTGACTACCGGCGCTCGTTGGCGTTATCCGATTTGACGTTTAACGACGGTCATTTGGACATGCGGAACAAGGTCAATCAGCTAGAACAAATGGTCGAGCAGTTACCGCAAGTTGACTGCCCTGTTCGGAACATCTTTGCGCCAAACATCTACGCTCGGGAAATGACCATTCCAACAGGCGTTGTTTTGACCGGCGCGGTGCATAAGACGTGTCATTTGAGCATATTGTCTAAGGGGCAAGTCAGGGTCGTGAGCGACGAAGGCGTTATTGAATTAACTGCGCCAGCTACATTGATTTCACAACCTGGGGCCAAACGGGCTATTTTTGCCCTTTCAGAAGCGGTTTGGACTACGATCCACGCTACAACCGAAACTGACTTGGACAAACTGGTAACAGAACTTACCGAATCAACCGCTGCGGAATTATTGGGTGGCGTTAAAAATAAGCAACTATTGACGGTTGCTGCAAGTAATCACTTGGAAGGATAAATCATGGCTTTCGGTATATCAGCAACAGCACTTTTTCTCGGCGGAACCGCGTTAGTTGGGGGATACCTTGCGTCTGAAGGCGCGTCTGACGCAGCCGACACCGCAGCGCAAGCATCGGGGCAAGCATCTGCCGCGTCCATTGCAGAGCAGCGCCGACAGTATGACATTAACCGCGCTGATTACTACCCGTACATTACGTCCGGGCAAAGCGCGGTCAACCAGCTTGCCGCCGGTTTAGCGCCAGGTGGACGGTTTTCAACCCCCACACCGTTTGATTTCCGATACGACCAAAACACTGACCCCGGTTACGGATTTAGATTTGACCAAGGAATGCGCGGCGTAAACGCTTCAATGGCTGCTAAAGGTATGGGCCTATCCGGTGCAGGTATCAAGGGCGCAACTGAGTTTGGTCAAGGCATGGGTAGCCAAGAATACAACAACGCTTTCAACCGCTACGTGACCGGTTTCAACGCCAATACGGGCGAGCGTAACCAGCTCTACAACCGATATGCGGGCGTAGCGGGAACAGGCCAACAGGCGGTTGGAGGCGTTACAGCACAAGGCGCAAACATGGCGGGTAACATCGGCAACGCCTACATGACCAACGCAGCTAACACCGGCAACGCAGCGATGGCAGCGGCGGGGCAGCGTCAGTCGGCTTTTGGTGGCGCGGCTAACGCGTTAGGCCGGATGTATGGAAACAAAGGGTTCTCAAATCCGTTTGGCGGCAACGCAGACTACAATGACTATAACGCCACGCCGTATCAAAACGATCCGATATTCGCAATGAGCAGGGAGGGGTAATCATGGCTGAACTTAACTTTGGACTACTGACCCCGCCTGGCTCGCAGAGCATAGGCAACGCTTTTGCACAGGGCATGGATCAAGCAGCGGTGGCTAGGGCGCAGGAGAACCAGAACGCGCTGGCTCAGTACACCTTGGGCAAAGCAAAGCGCGAGGATGAACAGCAGAACGAGTTATACGCCGCAGTGCGTCAACCCGGCTTTAAGTTAGATATTGGAACGGCTATGAGGTTCGGCGCGCCGGGTTTAGCCGCGTACAAAGCGCAACAAGAGGGCGAAGTGCGCGGCGTAGACCTGCAAATTAAACGCAATACTCTAGCCGGACAACCCACTAAACAAATGCTTGACGAAAGTAATCTTCTCGACAAAGTTTTAGGCCAACTTCAGCCAAACGCTGCAAGAGCGCAAACGGTCGATGACGCGGTAAGGTATGTAGACGTATTGTATGACCACCCAATAGCGGGTGCATACGCGTTAAAAATACAACCCAGAGAACAAGCAATTGCACAAGCCAAAGAAGAATTTGTTAAAAATCCCGATAAATGGCGCGCAGTAAACACTAACGTAAACGGGTTGCAAATCGTGCAAGCCACCATGCCCAAACCGCAAGTTTTTGGCGGTGTCATAGGAAATGCAAATCCAATATCAGGGCCGGTAGGGGAGCGAATACCTAACACGCCGTACATACCGCAAAGTGCTACGGCTAAAGCCGAGAGCGACCTTAAAAATGCAATAGCAAACGGCGCGCCGCCTGCGGAAATTGCGGCACTTACCGCTGCTCGTGATTCAGCGTTAATCGCCCAACAACAACGCGCGCAACAAATTGCTATATCGGGTGGGCAACTTAACGTAGCGCAAGGCAATTTAGCGTTACGAAATAGGGAATATGATCCGTATGGAATGTTTCCGCAAGTTATGGGTGGTGGTGGTGGTGGTGGTGGCGCGCGTCAATTAAACAACTTAGGCACTACAACGCCGTTAGCAACTCCCGCACCCCAAGGGGCTGCGCCAACAGCCCCCGCGCCCCAAGCGGTTGCACCAGCAAGCATTGCGCCTATGACTGTGGCCGACGCGTTTAAAAATAATGTGACCGGGCCAGCATTTGTAGCGGTATTGCCGCCAACGGTTAGACCGTTAGTAGAATCTATATTGCGTTATGATCAACGCCCGCCCAGCCCTGCAACCAAACGCGGTCAGCAATTGCTGGAGTTAGTCAACCAAGCTGACCCAACGTATGATGCCAGTAAAGCGCAAACGCGTTACATAGCCAAACAAACCTTTGTAAAAGGGCCGGTGGCGGATGCAATTGCGTCAACAAATACGGCTATTGACCACATGGATACTTTAGCTACATACGGTGCTAATTTGAACAACGCTGATGTGCGTCTGGCTAACGCGGCAAAACAAGCAATAGCCGCGGCCTTTGGCGCAGACGCGCCTACAACCTTTGACGCTACACGGCGAATAGTAGGCCAAGAAGTAGTTAAAGCAGTTGTTGCAAACGGTGGTTCAATGCGGGAACGTGAGGAAGCGGCGGATGCGTTTAACAGAGCTAATTCGCCTGCACAGTTGGCCGGCGTGATTAAATCATACCAAGCACTATTAGGTGGACGCTTAAAAAGCACTCAACTACGGTATGAAAACGACACTGGGCTAAAAGATTTTCAAACTAAACTTTTACCCGCAACTATCCGTGCAATTAGCGGTGCAACACCAGCCGCCGCTGGCGCGGGCGCAACTGTAAAACCGGCGGCAACAACCGCAAAACCGGCGGCGGCAATTAAAATTAGTGGAAACGCTGAGTATGATAAGTTACCTAGCGGAACCTTATTCATAGACCCCGAAGGTACACAACGGAGAAAACCATAATGGGTTGGCAAGACGCGCCAGTAGCGGCAAACGAAAGTTGGCGCGCCGCGCCGTTAGTTGAACCACCCATGCGAGGTTCTGCCTTGGGTGGTTTAGTAGAAACCGGGATAGGCATGACTACGGGGCTTGCTGGCAGTGTGGCGGGCGGGCTGCGCGGTCTATATTCACTTGCTACTGGCGAAGGCAGCGAAACAGCGGCGGATAAGGTTAGGGCTACGCAAGAATTTTTAACATACCAGCCTCGCACAAAGCAAGGCCAAGCAATGACCGCAGTAACTTCAATGCCGGGCGAACTTGCGGCCCGTGCGGGTGGCGCCGTGGGTACCACGGTGGGCAATGTGGTTGGGCCACAAACAGGTGTGGCGTTCGGTGCTGCGGGTGAAATCTTGCCTGCAATAGGTCTTACTTTGTTGGGCGGCAGCGGAACGCTTGCTGGCGCTAGAAACCGCACAGCGCGGCAGCAACAGTTGCAAAACGAAGCCAACGTCACAGGAAGTTATGTTGACGCCGGACGTATAGAAGCGGCGCAAACTGCTAACCGGCTTGGCGTTGCCGTAGACCCCGCCGCGTCTAACCCCACCCTGCCAAATAAGTTAATGACGGGGTTAACCGGCGGTCGGGATGTAAACGCAGCATTGGCGCGGTCAAATGAGCCAAAATGGACTGCACTGTCTAAAGAAGGTATTGGACTTCCAATTACAGCCGACCTGCGAAAAAAAGCCACCTTTGATGACGCAATTGCGGAAGTTGTTAGGGTGCCTTACGGGGATATTAGAAACTTGGGCGCGTTGACTGTTGACGACGCAGTGGTGTCTCGGCTTACTGCGCTACCAAAAACGGTGCTAATTGGCAGAGGTGGAATGGAAGGTGTAACCGCGCCTTTGATAAATGACGCCGTAGCTAAAATTAACTCGGGGCTTACCGGCGCGTCGGCGCTGGAAAACATTCAATCGTTGCGGCAAGATGCACGACGCGCGCTTGCGCCGGAAAAGAAAGGCAATGAAGTAACAAAAGAAGCGCGCGCGTCCGCCGATATAAGTTTAGGTATCGCCGCCGAACTTGAAGCAATTATTGAGTCCAACTTACCCACCACCGCACAAATAGCCGCCTACCGCACCGCGCGGACAAAAGCCGGGCAGATATACGATGTTGAACGCGCCACAGATAGGGCGACGGGGCAAGTAGACCCTGCGGTGTTTGCCCAGCTTGTACGCGACGGCAAGCCCGTATCAGGCATCGTAGCGGATATAGGCAATGTTGCGGCTAATTTCCCAAAGATTGCGGAAATAGGTGCTACTGGCGTGCCAGCTTGGCAACGGCGTTTAACGCGGTCAGGCCCCGCAGGAACTATTGGTCTTGGTATAGGTTCCATGTTTGGTATGCCGGTTACAGGCGCGGTTATTGGCGGCGGCATCGGGGAAGCCGCAAGCGCGTTGAGTGCTAGGCGCATGACGCGGCCAGGCTACCAAGCGGCGCGGGCGGTGCCACCGGATTACCGGCCACCAGTCAACGCGCTTGCACCGGCGGCTACGGCAAACTTACCGGCGATATACCAGCAGCAAGGTTCGCTTTCGCCGGGGTATTCGCCGGATTGGGTAAACGTAAACCCGAATCGTGTTGTATCACCCCCCAGCGCACAGTATAGCGCGCCGCCAGGGTATAACCCGCGTCAGCTAAATGCACCCGTGTTAACCGAATTGCAAAACAACGCGCTAAACGTAGATAAAGCTAGAGAACGGCGATCAGGGACAGCGGCTTACGCTGATGAACTAGCCGCGCGCGCTGCTGCTGAAGCTGAAGCCGCGCGGCGGGTGCCCGCCGGCACGGGGCAGGTGTACGAACTTGACCCGGTTACCGGGCGGTTAAAGAGCGCGAGCGAAGGGCTAAGAGGCGCAACCCCCGACCTGATGGCTAGTACAGGTTCGCCCCTCGCGTCTGCCGTAGATAAGCTATCGACGGGTCGCGCGTTTGCCATGAGCGCAGAGGAGCGGATTGCGTGGAATACGCGTAAAGTTGACTTGGAATCTGCCGTGCCAGGATTTAGCAAACTCTCTGACAAGGCCGTAGCCGAGCGTATGATGGATCGCCAATGGGTATCCGACGCCGTAGCTAAAGCGCGAGAGAAAGCGCGGGGTTTTGACGAAATTGGTAAACGCTCAGAAAGTGCGGATAAAGTTCGCGCGGCCCGCATCGAACGCGACCGTCTGATGGGCGTAGCCGAGTTACTGAATGAACAACTGAGCAATATGCCGTCAACCAAGACTAAGACGCAAGGCCCGAAAACAAGAGAAGCGCAACGTAACGCATTGCGCGGAAACGAAGACAACCAAAACAACTTAGCCAGGTAGCCAAAACATGGAAAACCAACATCTCATAAACGCACTGATCGGTGGCGGCTTTGCGATCCTCGGCTGGTTTGCGCGAGAACTTTGGGGTGTTGTTAAAGAACTACGAGCCGACCTTGCAGCGCTGCGTGAAGATTTACCAAAAGAATACGTTGCCAAAGATGACTACCGCGAGGACATCAGGGAAATCAAAGCAATGCTGGCTAAAATATTTGAGAAACTTGAAAACAAGGCTGACAAATGAAAAAGCTGCTCCTCCTCGCTTTGCTGCCGGTAAACGTATTTGCTGCTGACCTGATGATGTGCAACGGCGAATACGCTTTGTGTGCCGCTTCAGGCTCTACGCCCACTGGCAAGACAATAACGGTTAAAGGCAAGGTGTTTCAAGAAGGCATGGCAGTCTGTCCAGTCTTGAAGGGTAGAAGCGTAGCGAATGGCGCGTTGATGAATAACTCCTGCGACGCTCCTGCGGGTAAGGTATGGAGCCTGTTTTCCACTGTGAGCGAAGCGCCACAAGCGCCAAGCTGGGCAGTTGCGCCGCTGGTGAGTCGATCATTCATCCTCGGCAAAGATTCCGGTATGTCAAACCAGTGGTCGTTCTTGTGCGACAAGCAAGCAAAGAAAACCAACGGTGTGCAGCTTGCGTCCTGCTACGGCCCAATCAACGAGAGTCCGGCTACTAATGGGCATATCAAGCCGGGTGCTAAAATCGTTACTGACGCGCCGGTAGGTGTTTTAAATCCTGTAGGAGGGAATTTCTAATGGGCTGGTTAAAATCAAGGTTTGGCGAGGCATCTACGCTCGCTGGGTTAGGGGTTGTAATGATGGTAGCGTCTGCAATTGCGCCGCCGCAGTATCAATTACTGATTCAAGGGCTGGCAGCGGCGCTGGGTATCGGCGGTGTGGTGCGTCCTGAAAAATAACTTTGAGCGTTCGCTGGCGCTGGTGTTGCAGCACGAAGGCGGGTATACCAATCATCCATCAGACCCCGGTGGCAGGACGAATCTCGGCGTTACTCAACGCGTGTGGGAGCAATATGTCGGACACTCAGTTGACGAAAAAGAAATGCGTAGCCTCACAAAAGAGCTTGTGGCGCCACTCTACCGGAAAGAATATTGGGATGCTGTACACGGCGATAAATTGCCTTGCGGCGCTGATTATCTTGCTTTTGATTTTGCTGTCAATGCTGGTGCGTTCCGTAGCATCAAAACTATTCAACGCGCCCTAAATATAACGGCTGATGGTGTCATTGGCCCCGTAACTTTAAAAGCTATCAAAGAAACAAATGCCGAAGAATTTATCGATAATTTTACAGACGCTAAAGAAAGGTTTTATCGCGGCTTATCTAACTTTCCGACTTTTGGCAGAGGTTGGTTCAATCGCGTTGCAAAAAGCAAGAAAGCTGCCGAGGGAATGCTAACCTAATTTGCAAGCAGCGCATTTCCACCGACGCTGTTTGCCTTTGTTCATCAGAATGTACACGCCGCCTGCTGTATTTTTGTGGGCCTGGCAGTTGGAACACCACTTGCGTTGAGTCAGTTTTTCCGCAGCGTCTGCCACTTCTTTGGCTAAAGTCATGTGAGTGCCCCCATCAATCGTTCGATTCGCTGGTTGTTATATAACACCATAGCCTCTGCGTAGTCCCGCGCAGTTTCTGACAGCAGCAAGTCCCGCCGCGCCGTATCCAGTTCTCGCACCATGAGTTCCTCGCAAGTTGCGGGGATGTATAGTTTTTTAAACCAGTTTAAGAATTTCATATCATTTCCTCAGTGTTGTAAATATTGCCCACACCATAATAACGCCGACAATAAACAGGGCGATTGCTGGCGAGAACTCTAATAAAAGTTCAATCATTTTTCTCTCCCCTACCTATTGGCCCGCTAAACATATAGCCGCCAAACGCCTCCAATACTTTCCCTGCTACCTCATCCCTTGTCTCAAGTGTGGAATGTGCATCAACGGCTTCCCAAAACATCCTGAGCATGTCTTTACACATTTCGTCGCGTGTCAGTATCATTTGTTACGCTCCTTTCTTGCTGCTTCCATCAGGTCTTCTATGTTCGCCCCCATCGGCCTCCCTTCCCACGACTGCCACAAGCCGCGCTGCCTGTCATCAATCGTCAGGTCACCGTTCAGGCTTTGCTTAACCAGCAACAACATCTCGGTTGACGCTGCGGTGAATAGTTTCGGTGCGTCGTTCGGTGGGCAGATCGTGAATGTGTAAGGTAATTTAGCCACTGTTCTTCTCCTCAATCTTCACCGAGTCAAGAAACTGCGCCAACGTGTAAACGCAGGGCAATATCAAGTCGCGGCAAATCTCGTCGTTTACTTCACGCTCTGTCATGCCCTGCGCTAACAATTTAAGCGCCCCGATACGCTCGCTGACCACCGTATCAAGCCGGTCGAAATCAAGACGCTTTACGGTTTCAATGTTTTCGTATTTCATACATCCTCCGCTTTCGCTTCTTCTACTTGAGCTAATATTTCCTTGACCTCAATGCCTTCGGCATCGTTCTGTTTTGACCAGCAGTTTAAGCCGCGCTTGAGACAAGCTATGACTGCTGCTGTCAGTTCTATTTTCATTCCTTTGCTTGGCGGCAACACATTAGCGCCCTGCGTAACCAATCGCTTATATTCAGTCTTACTGTGCGCTTGGGTCGGCTTACGAACATTGTTCATTTCGTTGCCTTCTTTAATTTGATAAACATTTTCCGTTTGTAATCGCGCTGCCGCCGAATCAGTTCCAGCCGCTGACCGCATACGCCCTTTGCTAGAGCTTTGTCCAACCGCCGTTGAAATATCTTCAAGTCATGCTCTACCTCTTGTAGATAAGTCATGCCTGTCTCGACAGAAAAATCCTCGGTTGGAACCCAAAACGATACTTTCCTCGCGCTTTTCACTACATGTATTTGCGGTAACAACGCATCCATAAAAGTCATCGTTGCGCTCCGTTGAGTAGCTCCACGCGTTCTCTGGACACACGCAAGGTGTTATACCGCTGGTGCAGCCGCTCAAGCACCACAATGCGCCGGGTGCCTGCCCTTTCCTCGTTCAGCATCTGCAACACCTCGTCCTCGGTCTTGGACACAAGGGTGTGGTTCAACTCACGCCACGTTAGTTTTTTCAATTTTCTTCTCCAGTTGGTTAATGTTATCCAACACCCGCACCAGCCCCCGTTGCGCGGCGTTGAACTGCCGGTAACGGATGGTTAGCTCGGCCTTCGCCGCCTTCAGCTTGCCCTTCAGTGCGTCAATTCGTTTCATTTCAATGCTTCCATAGCCAGTTGTGATAGGGATTTCTTGTCGTGCAGTGCGTCGTAAATCTTCTTGTCTACCGTACCCTCGGTCAGCAGAACGTAAACCCACACGTCGTGCGTCTGGCCGCTGCGGTGCAGCCGCCCGATGGTCTGCTCGTAGAGTTCCAACGACCACGGCAAGGACAGGAACACCATGTGGCAACCGCCGAATTGCAGGTTAAGACCGTGGCCGGCAGACTTCGGGTGCGCCAGCAGCACCGCAATCTGCCCATTGTTCCATCGGTCAATGGCGTTCGGCTCGTCCAGCGTCACGGCGCGCGGGTAGCGGCGCTGTAGCTCTGCCAACTCGGCTTGATACTGATACGCAATGATCGTGTTGGCGTGCTGGTTCTCGGTCAGCAGGTCGTCCAGCACCTCAAACTTGTGGTCTGACATCCACTTCGTTTCCTTGCCCTCGGCGTAGACGAAGCCCGACGCCATCTGTTGCAGCTTGCTGGTGACTACGCCCGCGTTGGCCGCAACGGCCTGGGTGTCGGGGAACAGCACCATAAAGTTCTTTTTCATGTCCTTGTAGTCGGCCATGTCCATGCTGCAATTCATCACAACCGTGTGCAGCGGCGGCAGCTTGTCTTTGTACTCGCCAGCGTCCAACACGAACGTGGCCGGTTTGATGCGCTCCATCACCTGCGCGAGCGCCCCGGCAGCGGGCGTCCACTCACCGAAGTCACGGTTGATGCAGTGAAAATACTGTTGCAGGAACGCGCCCTTGGCCCGGCCCAACAGCGACTGGTCGATCACCTTGCACTGACCGAATACGTCCTCCAGCCCGTTGCTGGTGAAGCTGCCGGTCAACCCCCACCGAATCCGCATGTCGCCCAGCACCTTCAGCAACGCCTTGAACCGTTTGCCTGACGGGTTTTTAAGCCGTGTCAGCTCGTCAAACACCACACCGTCAAAGCGTAGCGGTTGCTCGGCCAGCCATTGCAGGTTGTCGTAGGTGGCGACCACCACCTGCACGTTGGCCTGTAGCGCCTTCACCCGCTGCGTCGGTGTGCCGATGACCACGGACAACGACAGCGTGGGTGCCCACAGCTTGGCCTCCACCGGCCAGACGTTGACGGCCACCCGCTTGGGTGCGACAACGAGAAACCGTTGCACCTCGCCCGCCGCCAGCATGTCGCGCATGGCGGTCAGCGTGATGGCGGTCTTGCCCGCGCCCACAGGTGCTAAGATCATCGCCCTGTCCCGCTCGTACAGGAAGTCAGCGGCTAGGTTTTGGTAAGGTCTAAGTTTCAAGGTACGCCTCTATGAAGACTTGCGCGACTTGCGGGACGATGGCGTTGCCGTAGGCGCGCAGGCGTCCCACGCGGGCGGTAGCCCCATGAGCCAGCGGGAATGTGCCGGGTTCAACTGGCCGGGCTTTTCCGTCGCGGCAGGGGAGCCAATCGCAGTTAGACCAGAAACCGCATTGGCTAACGTGTCCGTTGGGTTGCCTTTGCGTTCCTGCCGCCCCGCCCCCGATGGGCCTTTGTAATCTCTCGTCGTCGTCGTCGGCCAACTCGCCAACAGCGCAAAGTCGTTCAAATCCTTGCTGTAGGGTTTGTTGTGTGGGTTGAGCGCCTTCTCGTCCCATCCGTTCTTGTTGTCCCGTGTTTGCGGTGTCGGCCAACTGGTCAACGTCACCACCTCGCGCAGATTCCCCGACACCGTGCGCCCCGGCCTGCCCGGATGGTTCAACCGTTTTTCGTAATCCATCGGCGGCAAGGTGTCCATTGTTTGCGGCGTCGGCCAACTCGCCAATGTCGGATCTGCGTTGGTCAGCAACGCTATCGTTTGCGTTTGCAAGTGTGTTGCTCGGTGCATTGGCCGACCCGTCGTGCGGGGTGTGCTGAACACTCCGTCCAACGCTTTGGGTGTCTGCCACAAACCAAAGTCTTTGTCTGATGTGCGGCGCCCCGACGCCGCCAGCCGGTATACCAACCGCCCCGCAGGCGTAACCTTCTCCCTCCAAGTTAGCTTGAACAAGGTCAAGCCATCCGTGGTTAATCGCGCTTTCAACTTGCTCACCAAAGATAACGTCAGGTCGGCACTCGCGGATGAGATTGAACCAGGTAGGCCAGAGGTGTCGATCATCAGCGGTGCCTTTTTGGGTGCCTGCGGCGCTGAAGGGCTGGCACGGGCAACTGCCCGTCCAAACAGGTCTGTCCTCGGGCCATCCGGCGAGGCGCAAGGCGTGACTCCAGCCGCCAAGTCCGGCAAAGAAATGGCACTGAATAAATCCGGTAAGGTCACTGGCTCTAACATCCTTGATGCTCCTTGTGTCAACTTCACCTTGGGGCAAATGCCCCGCGTCTATCAGATTGCGTAGCCACTGCGCGGCATACGGGTCAAACTCGTTGTAGTAGTTCATCCACCTCACCTTTCGATCTAATCACAATGTAATTCATCCCCATGCGGCGCATCTCGGCAGCGAACACCTTCTGCCACGGTGACAAGCGCCCCTTTACAGTCTTGAGTTCCACAAACCACACCACGCCCCCTGGCAGCAGCACGATGCGGTCGGCCACACCAACACGCCCCGGTGACACCCACTTGTAGGCCACGCCACCATGCTCGATGGTGCGGCGCACAAGGTAGCGTTCAATGTCACGTTCTAGTATCATGTAAAAAACTTTAGCACATAAAATACAAATGTGCTACTATTATCGCTCCACCTCAACTAAAGGACACTAAAATGGAATACCACGGTGATGAAGATTTACGCGCAGAACCGACCGAGCGCGAGCTGGAACTGGCGTTGGATGATGTCGTCGAGACTATCCTTGACCACGGTCAGTATCCCGCCAAGGGGCGGGCCAAGTTCGACCTCTACGAGTTCTTGCTGGAGGAGCGCGACTTGTCTTACGCTTACGAAATGTATATTGCCAGCATGAGCAGCAACACCCGCGCTTTTGAAGATCGTATCGAGCGTGAACGTGCGACCGTGACAGAAATGCTTAAGAAGCACCTGCGTAACTCTGATCTTGTTGCGGAGTATGCAGAATGAAACATTCTACAGTCGTCGGCGGTAGCACCGCCAAACGTGTGATGAACTGCCCCGGCAGCGTGGCGTTGGTGCAACTGGCACCACCGTCGCCCAGCAGCACGTATGCCGACAAGGGTACGCTTTTGCACAACCTGATTGCGGAGATTCTCGACACGGACACCGACCCGGTGTCCCTGATTGGGACTAACTACGAAGGGCAGATTCTCGATCAGGAGATGATCGACGAGAAGTTGCAGCCAGCCCTCGACTTGCTGGACAAGCTCGACCCCGACAAGGCGATGGCATTAGCGGTCGAGACTCGTGTGGGCTTCGGCAAGTACCTGCCGGGTGCCTTCGGTTCCTGCGACGTGCTAGGCCGCATGGGTGACGTTGCTTACGTAATTGACTGGAAGTTTGGCGACGGCATTGCCGTGGACGCAGAAGAAAACGAGCAACTGATGTACTACGCTGCCGCCGCCATGCGTACCCCCGAGGCGGCGTGGGTGTTCAAGGGCGCCACCGTAATTGAGTGCGTCATCATCCAGCCGCCAGTAATCCGGCGCTGGACGACCACACCCGCCCGCATTAAACAGTTCGAGAAGGACTTAAAACGTGCGGTGAAGGTAGCCAGCTTGCCCGATGCCAAGCTCAACCCCGGTTCGCATTGCCGGTGGTGCCCTGCCAAGCCGACCTGCCCCGCCATGACCGGCGCGGTAGACCGGGCGCTGAAGGTCAAGCTCGACGCCGTTGACGATGACATGCTAGGCGCCTACGCAGCCAATGCTGTCCTGCTGCAAGGCTGGATAGATAGCATCAACGAGCTGGTGCAGACCAAGATTGAGAAGGGGTATAAGATACCGGGTTGGAAATTGGTGGCCAAGCGCGGCACACGCAAGTGGGCAAAAGAAGATGATGTCGTGCATTGGCTTGACGGCAAAGGTCTTGAAGCCCGCGAAATTTACAATAACGAAATACGCAGCCCTGCTCAAATGGAGAAGGTGCTAAAGAAACGCAAGTTGACATTGCCCGACGAACTTGTCGTGTCGGTGTCATCCGGCGCTACGGTGGCCCCGGAGTCAGATCCGAGGCCAGCGGTTTTGCAAATCGGGCAGCAGTTGACCGCAGCCCTCTCTAAACTTGTTTAAAGGACAGTAAAAAATGAATATCGTAACTTTCGCAGGTGCAAACCTTCCCGCTGTTGCTTCACTCAGCACGTCGCTTCGCAAGCTGGAGGCTGACGTTGGCCCGGCGGGCGTTGTGATCCTGAAAATGGATCGCACTGGCCATTGGGTGTTTGGCGCTGACCAGACCGAGGTGGAGGATGGCAGTCATTGGGCTATCAATCCGTTTTCCTTCGTCCACGGCTTTATCGCGTGGGGTGACGGTGAGGTGCTAGGGGAAAAGATGGCTTCGGTCAGCGCGCCGTTGCCGGAACTCGACGTGGCGCCGCCCGGTGCCAAGAAGGGTTGGGAAACGCAGGTCGGCATGTCCCTCAAGTGCATTACGGGGGAAGATGTCGGCATGGAAGCGCGGTTCACCACCACGTCCGTCGGTGGCAAGCGCGCGGTTCAGGAGCTGGCGGTGGCGATAGCAACGCAGGTGGATAAAGACCAAGCCGCCCCGGTGCCGGTCGTCACGCTGGGTTCTGAGCATTACCAACACAAGAGCTATGGCAAGATCTACACGCCAGCGTTTGCAGTGTTGCAGTGGGTCAGCCTGACCGCTGACGAGCCAGCGCCGGTAGTGGAGCCAGAGGCGCCAGCCCCTAGCCGCCGTCGTCGGGTAGTAGCGTAAGGGGCGCAGCGTGATCTGGCTTGATTTTGAGACACGATCACGCTGCGACTTACCTAGTCGTGGCGTTTATAATTACGTGCAGGATGCCAGCACCGAGGTGCTGTGCATGTCCTACGCCGTTGACGATGGCGAGGTGGCTACTTGGTTGCCGGGTATGCCGTTCCCCGACATTGCTGGCCATCAAATCATGGCCCACAACGCCGCTTTCGAGCGGCTTGTCTTTTGGTACGTCCTCTGCCCGGACGTAGGTGTGCCTGAACCGAAGCTGGCGCAGTTCTACTGCACCGCCGCGCAGGCCCGCGCTAACTGCCTGCCCGGCAGTCTGGAGGACGTAGGCCGCGCCGTGTCGAGCAAGATGAAGAAAGACCACCGTGGTTCAGCATTGATACGGCTGCTGTCTGTCCCGCGCAAGGACGGCACCTTCAACGACGACCCGACACTGATGGCCGAATTTTTTGCCTATTGCGAACAGGACGTGCGCGCCATGCGCGAGATCAGTAAGGCCATGCGCCCGCTGTCCGACGACGAACTGGCCGACTACCATGCAAATGAAAAAATTAACGACCGTGGCGTGCTGGTGGACACTGACCTGTGCCGGGCCGCGATAGGCTACGCCGAGGCCGAGCTAATCGAGATACAAGAGATCGTGCGCGAGGTGTCGAAGGGCGAGCTTGCCAGCGTGCGGTCGCCCCGAATGCGACAGTGGGTGCAGGATAGGGTAGGCCCCGAGGCCGTGAAGCTGATGTGGACAGGCGAGAAGTACAGCATCGACAAGACCGTGCGCGCCAACCTGCTGACACTTGGCCCCGACGAGGTGCCCGCTGACGTTGCCGAGGTTATCCAGTGCGCCGATGACCTGTGGGCGTCGAGTGTGGCTAAGTTCAAGCGCCTGGCTGACCTGGCCGACGTGGAGGACAACCGGGTGCGCGGCGCGTTCGTGTTCGCTGGTGGCTCGGCTACTGGTAGGGCAGCCAGCTACGGCGCGCAGGTGCATAACTTCACCCGCAAGACCGCCCGCGACCCCGCCGCCGTGCGGCAGGCGATGGTGCGGGGGCATCAAATTGTGCCATCATATGGCAAGCGCGTCACCGACGTTCTAAAGGGGATGCTACGCCCCGCGCTTGTCCCGGCGCCGGGTAAGGTGTTCGTCGTGGCGGACTGGTCGAGCATCGAGGGCCGCGTCAATCCGTGGCTGTCCAACTGCCTTGCAGGGGAAACCAAGCTCGACGTGTTCCGCTCGGGCCGTGACCCGTACAAGGTCAACGCGATGGCGCTCTTTGGTGTGGCTTACGATGACGTGACGGGTGACCAGCGTCAGGTCGGCAAGGTGCAGGAACTCGCGCTGGGCTTTCTCGGTGGCCCCGGTTCGTTCGAGACTTTTGGGCGTGTCTACGGTGTGCAGGTCGAGAACGTCCCACGCGCTATACGTGTGTGGCGCAGCGCCAACCCCTGGGCGACGTGGCATGGGCAGGCGCTTGAAAACGCCTACACGTTCGCCATGCGAAACGTCGGGCGCGAGTTCCCCGCTGGCCGAGTAGTCTATATGTTCGACGGTCAGCACCTATGGTATGCGTTACCGTCAGGCCGGGTGCTGTGCTATCCCTACGCCAAACTAGAGGCCGATGGAGTATCCTATCTCAAAGCGTCGTGGAAGCCCGCCGCCGATGCGACCGAGTGGCCGCGCGCCCGTCTGTGGCGTGGCCTTGCCGTTGAGAATGTAACCCAAGCCGTTGCTAACGACATACTGCGCCATGCGCTGCGCCGGCTTGAGGACGTGGTGTTGCATGTACATGACGAGGTGGTGGTGGAGTGTGCGGATGACCGTGCTGCCGAGGTCGAGCGCGTAATGTGCGAGCCGCCGGATTGGGCGGTGGGGCTGCCGTTGGCAGCAGAGGTAAAGATTATGAAAAAATACGGGAAATAAAAACGACCCACGGGGGAGAAACCGTGGGCCGCCAAAGTCAACCTAAACAGGAGCATCATAGCATGGATTTTATTGAGTTCGTTACAAGCCTTGCCCCCGAGGGCGAGACTGTTCTTTTTGTACAACAAAAAACAAAAGCGTGGATCCCGCAACTGCCGGGTATGCCCCGCGCCGAGGGCAAGGCGTGGTATGTCAGCAGCGGTTCGTTCATTCTTGACCGCATGACCGATGGCCTGTCGGCCAGCACCAGCAACTGCACTCACGTCACGTTCATCGCCGTGGACGATGTAGGCACCAAGAGCAAGGTGCCGCCGCTGCCCCCGACATGGATTATCGAGACATCACCCGGCAACTACCAATGGGCCTGGGTGCTGAGTGAGCAGGTGCCGGTGGCCGTGGCTGGCGCTGCCGAGCGCGCCTTTGCCGAGGCTGGTTACACCGACGGGGGCGCCATTAACGCGGTTCGCAACTGGCGTATACCCGGTTCGGTCAACATCAAGCCGGGCCGCAACCGCTTCGTGTCTGTCCTGACCGAGTTCCACCCCGAGCGCGAGTTCACGCTTGAGCAGATATGCGCCGCCTTGGGCGTGACGCCCGCCGAGGCCGACACCGCCACCGCGCGCCGTGTGGCGCTCGACGACGACGGCACCGACGACGTGCTGGCGTGGTTGTCCGAGGCAGGGCACCTGACCGCGCAGGGCAACGCCGCTGGCTGGTGGGGCGTGGTCTGTCCCAACAGCGAGGCCCACACCACTGGCGAGATTGAAGGCCGCTACATGCCGGTCAACCGCGCCTACACCTGTCTCCACGCCCACTGCGCCGAGTGGAACAGCGCCCGCTTTCTGGCTTGGGTGGCCGAGCAGGGGGGCCCGGCGCACGCTATGGGCCTGCGCGAGGAGTTGCTCGCCGCCGTGATGGCCACCACGTTGGCCAAGCTAACGCCGGGCGACATGTTTGGCAAGGATTCCGACGCAACCGCCGCCATTGCCTTAGTCGAGCGCCGCGAACTGGGCCGGGTCGAGAAGGCCGGGTGGTATGAGCGGTTCGCCTACATCCAAGACGACGAGTCGTACTTCGACCTGACCGACCGCCGCGAGGTGAGTCGTTCGACGTTTAACGCGCTGTACAGGCATATCAGTTGCAAGTCGATACACAACGAGCGCAAGGTCGAGGCATCGGTTTGCTTCGACGAGAACAGGCAAGACAAGGGCGCGCCCGCATTGGTCGGCATCACCTACGCCGCCGGCGAGACTGTCCTTTGCCACCGTGACGGTGACGTGTACGGCAACCGATGGCGTGACGCCCGCCAGCCCGCCGGGGCCGGTGACGTGGCGCCGTGGCTCGCCCACTGCGCCGCCTTGATACCTATTGAAACCGAGCGCGAGCATATTTTCGACGTGATGGCGCACAAGTATCAGCACCCGAATACCAAGATCAACCACGCCGTGCTGCACGGCGGTGACGAGGGTTGCGGCAAGGATACCCTGTGGGCGCCGATGCTGTGGGCCGTTTGTGGGCCGTCGCTCCGCAACCGTGGCATCCTCGACAACGACACCCTTGGCTCGCAGTGGGGCTACCAGCTTGAGGCCGAGATTATTATTTTGAACGAACTGAAGGAACCCGACGCCCGCGAGCGCCGGGCCCTGGCCAACAAGTTGAAGCCGATCATCGCCGCGCCGCCCGACATGATACCGATCAATCGCAAGGGGCTGCACCCGTATCAGATGGTCAACCGCTGTTTCGTGCTGGCGTTCAGCAACGACCCGGTGCCGATTAGCTTGGCTACGCAAGACCGCCGCTGGTTTTGCGTGTGGTCAGCCGCGCCCAGGATGCACCCGCCCACCGCCGCCCGCTTGTGGGCATGGTATCGGGCTGGTGGCTTCGCCGCCGTGACGGGCTGGCTCGCCCGCCGGGATGTGACCGCGTTCAACCCCGCAGCCGCGCCCGCCATGACCGAGTTCAAGACCAACCTAATCGAGCATGGGATGAGCATGGCCGAGTCGTACCTTGTCGAAATGCTACGCACCCGCCAGGGTGATTTTGCCTTGGGCGTGATCGGCTCGCCGTTCCACCTGCTTTGCGACCGCCTCACGGGTAGCGCGCCCGGTGGCGTCCGTGTGCCACAGCAGGCATTGCTACACGCGCTTAAAGAAGCCGGCTGGCAAGACATGGGTCGCCTTGGCGCCGTGGGCCTGGGCACCAAAAAGCACGTTTTCGCCGCGCCGGACATGATGCACTTAAACAAGTCAGAGCTTAGGCGCATGGTCGAAACCGCGCCGCCGGCAGTGTCCGTCCGGCTGGTGAAATGAGAAACGGCCCTTTCGGGCCGTTTTTTACAAGTCGAACAGGATAGCGAGCAGGATTAGAATCAGGAACACGCCGAGCGCGATCATTCGCGCGCCCAGGCGCAATCAGCCACGGCTAAGGCGCTCGAACGCATCGGCATGACCACGCCCACCACGTCCGCAGTCAGATAGACCAGGCCGCTACCGTCGCCGCCAGGGAGCAGGTCGAACAGCCCCTTTTCGGAACCTAAGTCCTCCGCCGCCCGCTTGAACCGCACCAGCAAGTCAGGATCGAAGAACGACGGCTTGCCGTCCGGCGCCGCCGGTATCACTTTGCGATACATGGGGAACGTGCCCGCCACCGGCACGAACACCAGCGCCTCGCCGGTGGCGCGCGTCAGCCGGCACTCACGCTCGCCGGGTATCAGGATAATCGGCAGGTTTTTGTTGCCCTTCCAGGCCAGCGCCGCCTTGACCACGTCCACCGGGATAATGCCCGTCCAGGTGTCCGTGTCCGGCTCGCCCGCCGCCCGCACCACCAGCAGCGCGTGGCCATCTGTGGCAACCAGGCGCACGCCCGCCGGCGACGCCTCGACCAGTACGCCGTGCAGCGTGAGCCGCTGGTCTTTCGGATCTGTGGCCGCGAACCGCGCCGCCGCCTTCAATTTGTTGCGGTCGAGCAGGATCATGGTTGCACCTGCTTAATCGTGGCGTTGAACTTCTCACTGCCGATACGCTCACATAGCGCCTCGAGCTGGGCCATCGCCGCCGCCCGCGCCTGCTTGCTGTTTAGGCCCTTGCTGGAGCAAGGTAACCCCTTGACCGTGCCCGTAACCCGGCACACCTTTGCGCCGATTACCGGGTGAGATACCGCCCACTCACGATACGCCGCCGGCGCCGCGCCCGCCTCACGGTGCAGGGTGAGCCGGTGCGTGGTGGCGCCGCAAATAAAAATAATGGGCGTATAGGGTACTGGCGAGCCGAAAGGCTGCCCCTTGCTGTCGTGCATTGTGTACGTGTGCATAGTGTAGTGTCCTCTAGTTTATTAATGACAGGCAAGCGCCCGCCCGGTGGCGCCCGGGTTACCAGGCGCCGCCAGCCGGGTACTAATCTTCGAGCGCCGCTGTGGCGCGCTCGTGCCAGCTCACGTGCGTGTCGGTTTTATCCTGGTCAATCAAATCAACCGCATCGCGTATGATATTGCGTAACTCGCAAGCCTGATTTTCCAGATCGATCACTTGCGCCAGCGCCGCCGCCAGGGCGGTATTGCCGCTGGCGTACGCCGCGCGTTCCTGTTCTTCGACTGTTAACATGACTATTCCCCCAGCAATAGTTTTTTGAGCGCGCTAACAGTGCGCCCACTGCGCGCGGCTAACTCCGCCAGCGTAATATTGGTGCTATCGAATAACGCAATTATTTCCTGATCGGTCATAATGTGAACCCCTTAAATTGATATTAACAGTGCTGCGATAATGAGCGCGCCGCATAGCGCGCCCATGGCCAGCCATGCGATGGTATCGTTCATTCGCAGGCAACCAGGTAGGCGCTCATGCGGTTATACAAGTCGCGCTTTGTAACGTGGCCGCAACTAAACACGTCGCGCACGCCGCCGCTCTCGTTCATGGTTTGGTGTAAGCACACGCCGCCGTACGCGCCGCTCAAGTGATAATTGCCTTTTTGCCCTATCAGTTTATCGTTGACGTTCTCGTAGGGCTTTGCCGGTGTTTTTTTCGCGTTATTGATGCGCGCGCACATGAATTCCAATTGTTTTTGTGTTGTCCGTTCCATTTTATTGTCCTCTAATGTAGGTTATAGGCCAGTGTTGACCCGATAGCACACTGTCGCCAGTGTGCTATCAGACTACGCTGCGACCGCTACCGGATTAGCCCAATCGGCTACCGTTTGCTCGGCAGCGTCACCGTACCACACAATATCGCCACCAGTGGCGCCAATGTAGCGACCTTTCGCATTACGGAAAAACACAGTTTTAGCGCCTAATGCTTTAGCTACTCTGTTAAGCCATTGGCCGTATGATTTTGTTTCGCCGTCCAGGCTTTGGATTTTAGCGAGCTTGCGATCAATAGGCGCAAGTGTCGCCAGCGCTTTTTTGGCCAGTGCTAAATCAATGCGATCATGGCATTCGATTGTCACTGCCATGCCGTACATGCCAGACCAGTGATAGCCGCGATTCGCTTGCGAGTGTAGGCGCACGTCGTGGAGCGGGTGATCGTAGCGGTCAACGGGTTCAGGTTGGCCGCTGGCGTTTAGCTCAGGCTTGCAAGCGTATGCCTTGATGTGGGCAAAATCACCGTCGAATTCAGTATAGATACAGAGTGCGGTTTCCATAATTTACTCTCCTGAAGTGTATAAACATGCGCGCGGCTGCGTGCATGGGTGCTGCTTAGTCTTTTGAAACGATCGCGTCGCGCAGCTCGCGGACGATGGCGCTAAAAATATAAGCGCCAGTATAGTTGCCGTAATCGTAATTGTGTTGAGTTTGTTGGCGCAAATCGCGTACGCGCGCGCCGGGGGTTAACGCAATAAAACCATCAATTCCACGATCATAATCAACAAACACAATGCCGTAGCGCCTTTTTTCGTATTCATCCATTGCGTCAACAATGGTGGCCGATATGCGCTGGCCGTGCTCAGTGTAGTGCGCGCCAGTATTCCAAACTGCTATTTTCTCGCTCATGCTGTCTCTCCTGGTGGGTTGTGTTTCGCTTTGCTGCGCGCCCACTATATCACGGATTTTCGAAAATGCAAGTCTTTTCTTTACGCATGGCAATATTACCCACGATTGGCAATTTGACATTTGCGCATCGTCATAAGGGAAACATGGCAAATTGGCTATATTGTCATTCTAGTAATCACTTCAAAATTGTAGATGTTGTATAGTCCACACTGTAGTTGTGGGGCGGCTGCGACTTTCCGGCGGTGACAATACCGCCTAGAATGCCCATGTCGACCATGTCGACGTCGACCAGGCGCGCGTTAGTTAGTGCCCACTACCGCCAGCTGCAAAGTAAGCGCCCACTAACTGGACTGGTAGTTAGTGCTTACTAGCTTGTAAGTTAATGCTCACTAACCTGGAAGTAAGTGCTTGCTAATGCTGCAATGCAGCATAAGTAAGCGCTCACTAACTTGTGTGTAAGCGCCCACTAACTTTGAAGTAAGCGCCCACTAACATAGATGTGAGTGCTTACTAGCTTGTAAGTTAGCGCTTACTAACTTGGAGGTGAGTGCTTACTAGCTTGGAAGTGAGTGCCCACTAACATGGGGGGCGCCAGGGCCTTGCGCTGGCCGTGTCGGCCACGGCATCGTTTGTAAACAATTTTTATTTTTAAAAGTATCTTGCAAGCACTTAGCTTGCGCCCGTACATCTGATAGGTCAAATAGGCCAAATGGACAACACGTTTAAGTCCGTGGTATAACGCAGCCATGTTCCAGTCACTCCCACTGGCTATACGACCTAGAGTTCAGGCGACAGAGGCGCGTCTGGATGCTATATACAAAGCTGCATCTATGGGGTTAAAAGGGGATTCACTAGCACTGGCGTCGGGGATGCTGCCTTTAGAGTACCGGCAATTGTGCCAATTTGACCCATTGGCCGAACTAGCGGCGCAGAAGGGCAAGGCGGACAACGAACTGCGCGCAGCGCAACGTCTGAACGAGGCGTCAGATCAGGGCGATGCCAAGGCCAGCCTGGCAATACTTACCCACGTTCACGGTTGGCAACAAACATCCAACGTCAACATAAATGTCGAGCAGCGGATTAGTATCATATCCGCGCTAGAAGAAGCCAAGTCAAGGGTGATCGAAGGCAGTGCTACAATAGACGAAGCCCCCGAACGCATCAACGGTCGAGGGCTTCTTACCAATAACGATGAGGACACATCGCATGGCTACCAACATTCTAACGCAAGCGCGGCTTAAAGAACTCTTGCGCTACGACCCGGCAACGGGGCTATTTACGTGGTTGCAAAACAAAGGCACACAGCGCAAAAACGCTATTGCCGGTTCGCGGCACACTACCGGTTACGTCAATATTAGTATTGACAGCAAACTACACCGAGCGCATCGGCTTGTGTGGCTGTATGAGTATGGTTGTTTTCCCGACGGAGAGATTGACCACATAAACCGCGTTCCGTTTGACAACCGACGCGTTAATATACAAGTAGCGACGCGCAACCAAAACACGCAGAATACCGGCTTACAATGTAATAACGTCTCGGGCCACCGAGGTATTGGCTGGAATAAACAGCAACAAAAATGGCGGGCACGAATAGGTATTGACGGAAAAAACACCTATTTAGGGCGGTTTGATACGTTTGAAGATGCTGTGTCTGCGTATACTGACGCTGCAAGTATTTACCACGCATATAGGCTGCAATGCAAAAGCCAATCTACTCCACAATAGACGAAGAAAAACTGATGGTCGAATTGTGGTCGCCCGCGCTTGCGGACGATCCCGAAGCGTTTGTCCTTTTTGCGTTTCCGTGGGGCCAGAAGAATACCCCGCTGCATAAATTCAAAGGCCCGCGCAAATGGCAGCGCGAGGTGCTGCGCGACATCAAGCAACATATAGATAACAACAAAGGCAAGGTGCAGATGGACACCCTGCGAGAGGCGGTGTCATCTGGCCGGGGTATTGGCAAGTCAGCCTTAGTGTCTTGGTTGGTGCTGTGGATGCTGACCACCCGCATTGGCGGCAGCGTCATCATTAGCGCCAACTCGGAGAACCAGTTGCGCTCGGTAACCTGGGCCGAGCTGACCAAGTGGTCGGCTATGTCTATCAACAACCACTGGTTTGAGATCAGCGCAACTAAGCTGGTGCCGGCGCAGTGGCTGTGCGAGCTGGTCGAGCGGGACTTGAAAAAAGGCACACGTTATTGGGCGGCAGAGGGCAAGCTGTGGTCGGCGGAGAACCCCGACAGCTACGCCGGCGTGCATAACCAAGACGGCATGATGCTGATATTTGACGAGTCATCAGGCATCCCCAACCCCATATGGGAGGTCGGCGCCGGGTTCTTTACTGAGAACACGCCGGACAGGTACTGGTTTGCCTTTAGCAACCCGCGCCGTAACGAGGGGTACTTTTTCGAGTGTTTTCACGCCAAACGGGCGTTTTGGAACACCCGCAGCGTGGACGCAAGGACGGTGGAGGACACCGACAAGCAGGTTTACGAGCAGATCATTGCCGAATATGGCGAAGATAGCCCGCAGGCCAAGGTCGAGGTGTATGGTGAGTTCCCCGACGCGGGCGAGGATCAGTTCATCAAGCCCATGCTGGTCGAGGACGCCATGCAGCGGGCGCGATGGAAGGACACAACTGCGCCTATAGTATTAGGTATCGACCCGGCCAGAGGCGGCGCTGACTCTACGGTGCTGGTGGTGCGCCAGGGGCGGGACATTGTGGCCATCAAACGCTACTCGGGCGAGGACACCATGACCATAGTCGGGCGGGTGATCGACGCAATCGAGGAATATAAGCCTATTTTGTCAGTTATTGACGAAGGCGGGCTGGGGTACGGCATACTTGACAGGCTCACAGAGCAGCGTTATAAGGTGCGAGGGGTAAACTTTGGCTGGAAAGCCAAAAACTCTATTATGTGGGGCAACAAGCGGGCTGAAATGTGGGGAACCATGAAGGACTGGCTGAAAACAGCGTCCGTTCCAGTTGATCGGCAGCTAAAAGCTGATCTGGTCGGCCCCATGAAGAAGCCTAACAGCAGTGGTACGATTTTCCTTGAAGGAAAGAAGGAAATGCGTAGTAGAGGGTTAGCTTCACCCGACGCCGCCGACGCGCTGGCGGTTACTTTTGCCTTCCCCGTCGCGCACCGCGAGTATCGGGAGCCGACCCGGCGCACAGCGTCATCTCACGCCAGCGTAACCAACTCTTGGATGGGTAGCTAAGTGAAGAAAAGCGTATCTTTAGCCATTGGTCGAGGCGAGAAGCTCCCGGTTAGCAAGGGCGCCGGCCTGACCGCCAAGGGCCGAGCTAAGTACAATGCAGCCACCGGCAGCAATCTGAAAGCCCCGGCGCCCAGCCCCAAGACTGCCGCCGACAAGGGCCGCAAAGCGTCATTTTGTGCCCGAATGTCTGGCGTGGTGGCCAAGGCCAAAGGCCCAGCAGAACGTGCAAAAGCCTCTCTTAAACGGTGGAAATGCTAATTATGCCCCTCGTCAAGTCACCCAGTCCAATGGCCTTCCGCAAGAACATCAAGGCAGAAGTAGCCGCAGGAAAGCCCTTGAAACAAGCGGTGGCGATAAGTTATGCTGTTAAACGCGCTGCGGCAAAGAAGAAAAAATAGTGGCATACCAAGACACCGGCATTAACGAGGCAGGCGCAGTCTCGTCAGGCGGCACCAAGTCCGACCATGACAACGGCGAGATGCTGGCAACGATGCGGACGCGCCTCACAATGGCGATTGCTGCGTATTCGGACAGCCGCGAAGATGAGTTAGACGACCTGCGCTTTCGTGCTGCAAGCCCCGACAACCAGTGGCAGTGGCCTGCTGATGTGCTGGCGACACGCGGCTCGGTGCAAGGCCAAACGATCAACGCTCGCCCATGCCTGACCATCAACAAGCTGCCGCAGCATGTGCTGCAAGTGACCAACGACCAGCGGCAGAACCGGCCTAGTGGCAAGGTGATACCGGCTGACGACAAGGCTGACATTGAGGTTGCCGAGATATTTAACGGTTTGGTGCGGCACATTGAGTATATCTCGGATGCTGACGTAGCCTATGACACCGCCTGCGACAACCAGGTAACGTTTGGTGAGGGTTACTTTCGCATCCTGACCGAGTATTGCGACGACAGCACTTTTGAGCAAGACCTGCGAATTGGGCGTATTCGTGACTCGTTTAGCGTGTACATGGATCCTACGATTCAAGACCCCTGCGGTTCGGATGCCGAGTGGTGCTTCATCAATCAAGAAATTACCAAAGACGAATACGAACGGCAGTTTCCTGATGCTGCAACGCTGTCCAGCCTGCAATACGGCGTGGGCGACGGGCAATTAAACGCGTGGATCAACCAAGACACGGTGCGGATTGCTGAGTATTTCTACATCAAGCACGAGGCCAAGAAGCTAAACCAATACCACGGCGGAATTACCGCTATGGCCGGCTCACCGGAGGCCAAACAAGCTGAACTGATGGGTTTGAAGCCTATAAAGACCAGAGATGTGGACGTTCGGACGGTTAAATGGTGCAAAACCAACGGTTTTGAGGTGTTGGAAGAACGCGATTGGGCGGGCAAATACATCCCCGTAATCCGCGTAATTGGCAACGAATTTGAGATTGATGGCCGGATGTACGTTAGCGGTCTGGTGCGGAATGCGAAAGACGCGCAGCGCATGTACAACTATTGGGTTAGCCAAGAAGCCGAAATGCTGGCGCTGGCACCCAAGGCACCGTTTATTGGCTACGGCGGTCAGTTTGAGGGCTACGAGCAGCAATGGAAAACGGCCAACATCAACAACTGGCCGTATCTGGAAGTTAACCCCGATGTGACCGATGGGCAAGGCGGGCCGCTGCCGCTGCCGGCGCGGTCACAGCCGCCGATGGCGTCTAGCGGCCTGTTGCAAGCCAAAGCAGGCGCCGCCGACGACATTAAGTCATCGACCGGGCAGTACGATAGCAGTCTCGGCGCCACCAGCA